AAAACTGGATCAAATGAAAGCTGATGCCTTGGCGGCCACAGCAGAGAGGCAGCTAGAAATAGCAAGAGCACAGGCTAAAGCAGCAGAAAAATCAGAGAGTGATCTATTTGGATTCGATTTAACAAAAGACTTAAAAGGCCTAAAAGATCTAAAAGGCCTAGGCAAAGAACCTGTTACGGTCAAGGGCACCGGCACCGGCGGTGCTGTAAAAGTCGATATGTCGGATGAGGATCTTAAGTATCTTCGTGACATTGCAGAGCGGGAATATATAAACAAATTTAGTACAGCAACGCTTGCACCGAACATAAGCATAAAGTTTGGTGACGTAAAAGAAACCGCTGATGCCGATAAGGTGGCTAAAAGAATAAGAAAAATACTTCAGGAAGAAATAGCTATGGCAGCAGAGGGGGCTTATTGATATGAGTAAGTATGCCATATTTTTCGATTACAACAATGTAACGTATAGGCTCCCCGTTAATCCGGAGCAGGTGGAAATATCGAGCGTACTGGCTATAGAAAAATACGAAATATTAAAGCTGGGACAGGTTGCAGTACCTGCACATATGGAGCTTAAAGAATATAGATTTGAATGCGAGCTCCCTTATAAGCCTTTACGTTATGTAGAGACATCCGGGGGATTTAAAAATGCTGACTTCTATTTGAGACTTTTTGAGAAATGGAGGAAAAATAAAACCCCGGTTAGGTTTATTGCCAGCAATGGGATAGGGGACGATATTAATACCCTTGTCCTGATTGAAGAGCTGACTATCACTGAACGTGCCGGGGAAGAAGGTGACAAATACATTGATTTTGTTCTATTAGAGTATAAGGAATACGGCAAAAAGACTGTGGTTGTTAAGAAAAAAGAAACAAAAAAAGCAACTTCAAAACCGGCTGCCACCCCGAAAACTAATCCTAAAAATAAAGGTACTTATGTGGTTAAAAGAGGAGATACTCTCTGGGCTATAGCAAAGAAATACTATGGTAATGGTGCGCAGTATCCAAAGATTTATAATGCTAATCGGAACATCATAAAGAATCCCAACCTTATATACCCTGGGCAAAAGTTGGTGATACCTTTATGATGGAATTCTTAGTTGAAGTTGATAATAAAATCTATGAAATAAGCGAGCTTGTTACTTCTGTATCTTATAATGATGTTCTAAATGACGGATGCAGCAAGCTCGAATTCTCTTATATAGATGATGATTTAAGGATACAAAACGGGAGTGTGGTGCGCTTTAAATATGACGGTGCAAATATCTTTTATGGCTACGTCTTTAAGCATGGCCAGAATAAGCAGAAAGAAATAACTGTTACAGCTTATGACCAGCTTAGATACTGCAAGGCAAAGGATACTATTGTAGTTAAAAATGATACAGTAACAACTTTAGTTAATAAGATGTGCAATTACTTTAATTTGAGAAAAGGAACTTTAACAAACACCGGCTATAAACTCCCGGTAAGCGTCCAGGACGATAAAACCTGGCTGGATATAATCTATACCGCCATAAGCGATACCCTGATGAATACGGGCAGATGGTACTGTCTGCGTGATGAATTTGGCAGTATAGCAGTAAGAAATCTAGATGACCTAACGTTAGGATTAGTTTTAGGCGATGAAAGCCTCGCTTATGATTATGAATATCAGAAATCTATTGATGATGATTTTTATAATCAGATTAAGATTGTGAGCGATAACGAATCGACAGGCAAAAGAGACGTCTATATCACTAAGGACAGTGGTTCCATTGCTAAATATGGCCTTTTGCAATACTTTGAGGTGCTGGACAAGAACGCCAATCCATCACAGGCCAAGGCCAAAGCAGACGCACTTCTAAAGCTCTATAACAGGGAAGCCGAAACATTAACATTGGAATGCCTGGGGGATACCAGGATAAGGGCCGGCAATAGTTTTTATGCTCAAATTGGAGACTTAAAGCTAAACAAAAGGCTTATAGTGAAAGAAGCTACTCATGAATTTTTGCCCATCCACACTATGAGTCTTGAGGTGATGATATGATCCAGGAAATTAAAACAATAGTAAAAAACTATATTGAAAATACAAAGTTATGTAGCATAATGGTTGGTACTGTTACTAATAATGGAATCCGTATTAGCGATAAATTAACCATACCCAATGAGCTTATAGTAGGGAACCTCAAAAAAGAGCTTATAACAGGGCAAAAAGTAAGGCTACTCCGCAATCATGGTGGACAGCAGTTTTATATCTTGGAGGTGATAGAATGATACCTGAGACAAATATTGATATTGATTTAGAGCTTGAGGAAACAGAAGAGATACAAACCTCCAGAACATATAAAATTTCCGGAAACAAAATACAAGGGTTCGTTGACGGCCTGGAAGCTCTAAAGCAAGCTATATATAAGGTGCTCAACACTGAAAGATACGAGTACCCGATATATAGCTTTAATTATGGGATTGAATTGGAGAGCCTTATAGGCAAAGATCCTATTTTTGTCCAGGTAGAGCTCCAAAGAAGAATTCGAGAGTGTCTCATGCAAGACGACCGTATTACTGATGTAGATAATTTTACATTTGAATTGATCGGCGATGAAATAAACTGTACTTTTGATGTTCATAGCATATATGGAGAAATAACAGCCTCTCAGGAGGTGAATATCTAATGTGGGAAGATATGACTTTTGAAAACATACTAGAAGATATGCTAAGCAGAATACCTGATGATGTGGATAAGAGAGAAGGTTCTATTATCTATGATGCTCTGGCTCCGTGTGCTTATAAACTAGCTGAAGCATATTTCCAGCTCAATCATTTCATTGACTTGGTATCCGGTGATACTGCAGTAGGTGAATACCTGGACAGAGTTGTGGCCGATTACGGTATTACACGAAAACCAGCTACGAAAGCTATACGAAAAATAGAAACTAGCGGGCCTGTGGATACGGGCACCAGATGGGGCTTGGAAAACACGACATATATTATCACAGAAAAAATATCTGATACGGAATATAAAGCTGAGTGCGAACAGTATGGAGAAATCGGAAACCAGTACTCAGGGGATCTAGAAAATATTGATAATGTGTCTGGTGTGACGGCAACTTTAACTGATGTCATTACTTCCGGAGCCGATGAAGAATCAGACGAGAGCCTGAGAGCTCGTTTCTATCAACAGATACAGGCGCCCTCTACTTCAGGAAATGTCTCTGACTATGTTAAATGGGCGTTGGAGGTGCCAGGTGTTGGTGACGCGAAAGTATTTCCACTTTGGAACGGACCAGGAACGGTGAAAGTACTGATAGTAGACAGCAACATGGAAGTGGATGAAACGCTAGAACAGGCTGTATATGAGCATATCGAAACTATCCGGCCTATTGGTGCCACTGTCACTGTTGATAGTCCTATAGAAAAAGTGATAAATGTATCTGCATATGTCGTATTGAATGGCTCAAAAACGCTTGAGGAAGTAGAAACTGAATTTATAAATGCTTTCACTGAATACCTTAAAAGTACCGTATTTGAGACTTATACGGTGAGCTACGCGCGAATAGGCAGCATACTATTATCAACTCCAGGTGTTGAGGATTATGAGAGCCTGCTTGTCAACGGCGGTACTGCAAACATCACTATTGGTGATGAGGAGATGCCCATAGCCGGAACTGTCATGCTTACGGAGGTGGTATAGTTGAGTTTAATGGAGCTACTGCCTCCGTATTATAATGGCAATAAGACAATGGAAGAATTACAAGGGATTTTAACAGAGAAAATCAATGCACTTGCTAATAACTTGAATGAAACTATAGACGAATGTTTTGTAAACACTGCAAGTGCTTTACTAAGTAGATATGAGAAAATATATGGATTAGAAGTTGATGTATCTAAAAGTGATGAGTTTAGACGTGAAAGAATAAGGGCAAAAATAAGGGGCATAGGCACAGTAACCAAGCAGATGATTATTGATACTGCAGCATCCTATAGCAATGGAGAAGTTGAAGTTATCGAGGACCCGGCCAATTATAGATTTATAATTAAATTTGTTGGCGTTAAAGGCATCCCGGCAAATATGGCAGATCTTACGCTCACAATAAATGAAATCAAGCCTGCTCATTTAGCTTTTGAATTCGAGTATACCTGGCTAACCTGGGATGAATTTGACGCTTATAACAAAACTTGGGATGAATGGGATGCACTGAATCTTACTTGGGATGAATTTGAAGCATACAGAGAGGTGATGTAAAATGCCTAGCGAAAACAAAACTCCTAACCTTGGATTGAACCAATGGCAAGGAAATGAATATGCAAAACGTGTTGATTTTGTTGAAGATAATCAAAAAATTGATACAGCTTTTGGGAACTTAGAGGACCTAACAACAGAAGAAAAATCTAATTTAGTAGCAGCAGTAAATGAAGTCGATAATACTGTTAAGTCGCATTTGGCAGATTACG